TGCCTCTTTGTTGAAACATAGTATGGTGAATGCCACAGAAGGCAGTTTTATCATCACAGGGGTTTCTGCATCTTTATTAAGATCAGCTTTATTGGGAGCTGAAGCTGGGGACTATGCCATATCTGGGATTTTTGCTTCATTACTTAAATCCAGCAAAATAACCATAGGCACCGGGTCTTTTATTATTAATGGTTACCCGTTTTTTTCATTTCTCGGGCCATATATTATTGGAGAATCAGTAGTAGAGAGGTTTTTTACAGAGATTCCCCCGGTCAGGATAGAAGAATCTGTTGAACGGAGAAGTTTTGTTGATTATGTGAGGGCTGCATGAAGCGAGAATTCACCAAAAGAGTTTATGAGGAGTTTTTTCGGTATCATGATTTTGATAATTGGTTGAATAATGAAGAAACCTTAACCGATGTAGATATCATAATTTTGGAGAAATTAACAGACATAGATGTTTCAGCAGATATGGTAGGTAATATATCTGTTTATGAAAATGTAAAGGTTAAATATCTGATAAAGGCTGGCACAGCAAATATAACCTATATTGTGAAGATTCAATGCACAACAACAAATAATCAGAAATTTGAGGACCAGATTGAATTGAAGGTTATATGATTATGAATAACCAATCACCAAATTACAATAACCAATTGCGAATCACCAATCACGAATCACGGAAGTATACATGAGCGAAAAAGAGACAATACAACAGGCTGAAAGCGTCACAAAGAAAGGAATTGATGGGATGAGGGATAAGTATAGGGGCAGGCAAAGAAAGTGCATCCTGAGCGAACCTGGAGGGACTTGTGTCTGAAGAAACGGCCTTCAATGAAGCATTGAGGGATCTCTGGAATGAATTGGGTACTGATGCGACATATAAATGTGCGACAATCAAGGTTGATTTCAGAAAGGATTTTATTGTAGTGGAGGGCGTAGAGACTTATGCGCCGCAGGCAATCTGTCTGAGTGAGGATATTGAAGGGATTACACATGATGATACAATTACAATTAATCCAATTGAGTATAATATTATAGGTATCCAGCCGGATAGCAATGGTATGACAGTTTTAATTCTTTCGGAGGAGTAAAGGGCATGGAGCGTAGAGCAGAGAGCCAAGAGCTAAGAGCAGAGAGCAAAGAGCGGAGAGTAATAAACCAAAACTCTCAGCCCTCAGCCCTCAGCTCTTAACTGGGGTTAATCATGGCTGATAAGAGCATTCGCGAACAGATCCTTGATGCAATAATCACAAGATTGCAGACTATCTTAAAGACAAATGATTATGTGACGAATCTCGGGCAGTATATCTACCATTTCCTGCAAACAGACCAGGAACTTGATAAATTGCCTTCAATAAATATGAGGGACATCACAGATACCATCGAATCATATACCACAAGGATGTACGATAATAAAATAGCCTTAGAATTGCACGTAAAAGCAAGTTCAGGGGCTACCACGATACAAACCATCTATGACCTTATAAAAGATGTATATAGCGCAATCAATGTGGATGATACCTGGGGAAATCTGGCGCTCGATACACAATCGCTCGGAAATGAAATAGTTATGGATCAGCAAGGCCAGATTATTGGCGGTGTGATAATCAGAATTGAAATTGAATACGAGGCAGAAAAATGGACATTCTAAGTATCAATCACCAAACATCAAATTACAATAACCAAACAAATTCTAAGTCTGGAGCTTGTAATTTGGTTATTGGTTATTTTTAAAGAAGGAGGTAAACATGTCATACAAATTAAAACCAAATGAACCGGATTTTGAAGTCGTTGACGGAAATTTTGCTGGCAGACACTTTGTTGCCGGGAAGGTTTATGACGATATACCGGAAAATGAAGCACATAAGTTTGAAGCAGCAGAGAGCAGAGAGCCAAGAGCAGAGAGTAAAGAAAAGAAGGTAAAGGATGAAGCGGCTAAAAACCCTTCGCCCTCAGCCCCACGCTCTTCGCTAATAAAAGATGGAGGTGAAGTATGACCAGACTGTATCAACCTGATTATAATCTACTGGCAGTTTCCTTGCTTCTAAAGGAGACGGCGCTCAATACCGAGCAGACATTAAGCCATTCTATTATCGTGGATAAGGGCGATATTATCCAGCTGACCCCGCGGCGGGAAGATAATAGCGATGAGCTGACCGGCAAGGAAGAACCAGATGCAATCTATGATCTTGGCGCACTTGCTGATGCACCGCTTAATTTTAACAAGGCGAAACCGCAGGATTTTCTCCTTGCCTATGGATATGGTCTCGGAGTTGTTGCATCAAGCGCCTGGGGGACCGGATATAAGCATGTTATGACTGGGGTTGCAGGCCCTAATCTTCCTGGTTTTACAGCGATTCAGCGTCTTGGCCAGACCATCCTTAAACGCCGCTTTGCATCTCTTTTTGTTGATCAGGTTACAACGACCTTTGCCAAGGATTCATGGGCAAAATGCATCGCTGCCATCAAGGGTACGGGAAAATACAGCCAGAATATGTACAAGGAGACGATTACCGCATTCTATGATGCCACGTCCCTCAGCCTTGCTGCAAATGGCGTGCAGGGGGTAGATGCTGCAACACGGCTCGATAATGTGCATCAGATTCGTGTTCTGGTCCCGACAACGGGAGAGTGGGCGGAAGTGACATATAGCGTTGTTACGGCTGGCCCCCCTTCGGCTATCACCATTGCCGCCCCAGGAGGCACGCATACATCAACAACTTTCGAGGTACTCTATGTACCGGTAGAGCCAGCATGGTGTACATTCCCATCAAGGGTTATTGAATCGCCACTTCGGGTGACGGACCTTGTTGTGAAGATCGGCGGGAAATGGAATGGGTCCTCTTTTCTTGGAGGCCGCACTGTTGACCAGGAGGTTGAGAGTATCGAGCACACCCTCAATAACCAGATGGCAGTCGAATATCGTGTTGGAGGCACAGGTACATATGCGAATTATGCGCAGAAAATGGGACGCCAGCAGACATTAAAATTAGACCGTCAGATGCGGGAGTTCATTCTCCAGCAGAGACTCGCCGATAATGAATATTTCGGTGTTTACATGAAGGCAACCGGTGCCGAATTCGAAACCGGCAAGAATTATTATGTGGAGCTCATCTTCCCGAGATGTAATGTGCTGACAGCGCCCATTTCGGCAAAGGATAAAGTGCTGGCTGAGGCAGGTGACCTGAAAGTATTGCAGGATGATACCTATGGCAGTGTCCAGGTGACGGTTGCGAATAAGATTGCAACCTGTGCAGCGTAAGGAAGCTAAGAGCAGAGAGCGGAGAGCAGGGAGTAAAAGATTTAAAACTCTTAGCTCTCAGCTCTTAGCTCTTAGCTATTTAAAAAGGGAGGTAACATGTTTATCATTAAAGATAGCAAAGAGATTATCGAAGGTATATGGTTTGATTTTACTCTCTGGGGTGAAAAGGTACGATTGAAAATCAGACCCCGTTTTGAATCAATAGTTGAAAAGATACGAAAAAAACATCCAAAAAACGAAAGGGCCATTCTCAATGAACTCTGGGATTATGTAATTGAGGATTTTGAAGGATTTGGCGATGAATCAGGCATACCATTTGAAGTTAATCTTGAGAATAAGAGAAAAATTATGAATATTCCATCACCTGCAGGCGAACCGGATATTGCAACATATGTACTTGATAGGGCAAATGAGCTTGCAATAGAGATAAGGGAAATAGAAAGAAAAAACTAATAGACCTCGCACACTATTTTTATAGTGGTGGCGAGGTTGTAAAGGTTGAAAAAGGTAATGAAGAGATATGGGAAATACTTCAGCTTATGGCGACCGGGTGGAGAAGGGCCGGAATAGATGGACAGATATACGGACTTGATTATGCTCTTATTTTTGAAACGACAAAAATCTTTGAGGTTGAAATTACGAGGGAATTCATTATGAGATTGAGGATTTTTGAAGCAGAAGTATTGAGTATGATACAAAATCAATCCAAAAATAAAATATGCACGGCAAAAGAAAAAGCAAATTGTCAATTTCAATACAGAGAACATTTTGAATGGGCTTGTAAGAATTGTGAAAAAGCAGGGGTCAATTAATTTATGGCTGAACAACAAGTATCACTTAAAATCACGACAGATGCAACAGGGGCGATAACCGGCATCAATGGTGTCAGTACATCCCTTAAAAGGATGGGATCAGAATCTGGAAGTCTTGCTGATACTTTTAAAAAGCATTGGCTGGGGATAACGGCAGCCATTGGCACTGCGATGATCGGGATTAAGAAGGCATGGGATTTAGCCGATATGGCAACTCAATATGAGGAACAGATGGGCTCTCTCGATGCCCTGGCAAGAAAATACAATACAACTGCAGATACAATTGTTAGAGATGTAAAGGAAGCAGCAAATGGATTATTATCCTTTACAGATGCGGCTAATATGGCAGGTAAAGCTCTAATGATGGGGCTTTCTCCGGACCAGCTTACCGGGTTGACGAGGATTGCAGAAGCAACAACGAATGTGACCGGTCAGAAGGTTGCCGAAGCCTATGAGAATCTTGTTCAGGCAGCCGCTGCAGGCAAGCAAAAATCGCTTAAACAAATGGGTATCATGGTTGACCTTGATACTGCATACGGGAATTATGCAGTATCGATTGGTAAGGCAAAGGATGAGCTTACTGATTTTGAAAAACAGCAAGCCGGAGTGAATGCTATCCTTGCAAAGGGAGAGGAAATTATCAAGGAATTGGGTGGTGGAGTAGATTCTAACAACGACAAAATGGAACGATTCACTGTAACTATAAAGGATGCCCAGCTCTGGCTCGGGCAAATGTTGGTGAGGGCGGCAATTGGAGCTGTTGGGGCATATTATGCATTAGCGGCAGCAGTACAGAGGGCCGATGCTGCATTTCAAATGATGTTCGGGCGTTATGATAAAGCAGATATTTTATTGCAAAAGGCAAATAAAAATACTTTGGAGGCAGAAAGATATTTTGGAATGGCAACAGCAAGTGTGAATGATTTTAGCCGGGCAATGGGGGGAATGAAATCCCCGGTTGAAGAAGGGACAAAGGCCCTTGAACATCAGGTAAAAGCCCTCACTGAGTTAATCGGAAAATATAAAACTGAATATTCAAAAACAATTGAAGATGTAAAGAAAAGAAGTATTGAACTTTTTGACATCAAAATGACTACAGGTGACCTTGTATCGCAGGTAAAACAGACATTGATGGATCCATTCGATAAATATAATGAACAGGTCAGGCAGCTCAGAGATAAAGAAGATATGGCCATGAAGCTCTCCTCCGATGAGAAGATCAAACTTCTGCAATCTGTTCAGCAGCAATGGGCAGGCATGACTGGCGAGATCAAGGTCGGCGAAACCGTATGGAAGACAGCGCAGATGACGGCCTCTACCGCAATAAGGAACATCGAGAATATTGGAACAATAATTGAACAAGAAAAACAGAAACAGATAGATGAATCAAAAGCAAAAGCATTGGCTCTTGGAGAGGATATTAAAGGGCTCACAGGAATGCTTGATACATTGCAAGGTAAGGCTTCATCCCTTACACTCGATATTGATATTTCGTCATTTGAACAGAAAATAACAATTGCTAAATCTAAACTTGAAGGATTGCAGGAAGAAACCACAAAAAAAACAGAACAGACAATTGAATTTTTAGGAAAAGGGTCAGAGGTGCTTCCTATTTCTGATAAGATTAGCCAGATCAAAGACCAACTCGGAAGCCTTGCAACAGATGCGAGTTACAATCTGGATTTGAGCAGTTTCACGGCTGCTGCAAACATGATGTATTCGATAACTTCGCAGATGAAAACAGCGCAGTTCTGGGGCGCTACCGATTTAGATTGGATGCAAAATATTGTTGGTGAGATTGAGCAGGCGATGTCATTATCCATTGCCCGTGAGCAGGTCGCTTATCAGAAGGAGAGATTGGGGCTTGAAGAGTTGACAGGAATAGAAGGCTCATATCAATCCGGCATATCTTATGTACCAAAAACAGGATTATACAGGCTGCATGAGGGCGAGCAGGTGATAACCGCCCGTGAGACCTCGAATAACGATAATCGAAATTACCGCACAATTAATGTAAGCTTGCCATCCATACAGGTCATTGCGAGAGATTCTGACGACCCGAGGGCACTGGCGAGGAAGATTGCAAAGCCTCTGCAGAAGGAACTGAAAAGGCTTGAAGCGTATATGTAAAGGCAGCATAGAGCATAGAGCGGGGAGCATAGGGTTAAACTCTTAGCTCTCCGCCCTTAGCTCTATGCTAAGGAAAAGGGAGGTTTATATGTGGTCATTTGATATGAATAATTGTATCTCTTGCAGCAGGATTGATAAATGCCCTGACACAAAGGTGATACAGAAGACGCTCAGGGGGCTGCTCGATGCCGTTGAAAATAATGAGGGAGGATCCCAAAAGGGTGTTATCGTTGTCGTGTGCAAAGATCCAGAGAGATAATAAAAAGGCAGGGGGCAGAGAGCGCGGGGCGTGGAGCAGAGAGCAGAACAAAAATCACTTGGCTCCTCGAACCCTTGACCCCTGATTTATACTATGAATATTTTCCCTACCCTTTTCAACGCTGAAAAGAATCGAAAGACCGGGGCAATGCCGGTCTGGATTCTGAAATGTCCTTTTCCTGATTCCGGTGCTATCTATCTCTCTGACCGCGCCTTCACTGTTGCCGGTTGGAATGGCGGCATTACGACCCTCTCCTGGGTTAAATCCTGGGGCCAGATTGATGAAAATATTTCGGATGATCTGGCATCTCCTAAGGTGGCGGACTTTTCCCTCGACATTATCAATGACCCGGATGCAATTACGAATATCGAGGATATCCTCTGGAATGCGGATAATAACATCGAGACAACGGACTGCGAGCTGTATCTATGGTTTATCGGCCTCGATGCATTGACCGACCCCCCGCAGCTTATGTGGGTAGGCAATATCGTTGATTTTGAGAAGCTCGACGAACTCGTCTATACGCTTCAGCTTGTAGACCAATCCGTGCGCCTCGATAAATATATCGGCGAAAAAATAGACCTTGTTACGTATCCAAATGCAGACCCGGATGATGTCGGGAAGGTAGCGAATATTTTATATGGAGCTGTGATAAAAATCCCTACCCTTGCTGTGGATGCAGGGGCGAAAACGAGCCTACCATCTACTATCAATTATTCTGTCACGGATTTTTACGTGAGCGATGGGGCCAACTTTGCAAATGGCGATATCATGCAGGTTGATGATGAGGAAATCCTCATCACGACGATTTCCGGCGATCATATTACTGCATCCACAAGAGGTTATAATTCCACAATTCCGGCAAACCATTTGAAAGGCGCTGTGGTCTGGGAAAAAAAGACTCTCTTTGTCTATCTCTTTGCAAATCATCCTGTAAAATCCATTGGGAATATCTATGGCCGCATCGGCGATTCCGAATTGAATATTACCTCTATCTGCATAAAATATACAGGCCAGACAGGCAACGAACTAACCGGTTACGAGGGGAAAGCCGTTATTACTATCGTGGGTTATATTACTGTTTCGCAAGCCATAGATCTGCTCATAAATGATGGGATCAGCATTGACGATGCCATCGAGCTTATAGATTCGATTGCGGTAAATGATACAATATCGGTTGCCGACACCATAGGGGTCTCAGACACCATTGGCATAAATGATGCGATTACGGTTGGCGATAATATCAGTTATGCAACGACGGAATCATCAAAAGAACAATATCCTACAGGGATGTCCGGTTCAGATGTCACAAACCCGGGGAACTGCTATGATGGAAATGAGCAATCTTATGGAACTTTGGCAGCAAATAAATCTACAACGCCCACAGGGTCTGCGACAAGTTATGGAACATTTGTTAGAGAGGAAGTGTGGATAAAACTTGCAAGTTCAGGCACGGTGACATTCTCCGGATGGACGCCATCGAGCCTTGTCGGCCCCGGTGGTGGCTGGTATAGATTATCAAAGACAGGAGGTTCATGGGGTGATTTCCCAACAATACAAGCAGATGGTTATCCGGTAACTATTTATGAAATCAGGAAGATTTCCTATTATACGCCAACCCTGACAAAATCAGGCTCAGCATATAGGGGAGGTTCAGAGACAAAGACCGGCTCCGCCAGCAAGACCGGCTCCGCCTCCAAGAGCGGTTCTGCCAGCAAATCAGGAACCGTTGACCGTAGTGGGGCCGTGACAAAAAGTGGTGCCGTAACCTTCTCAGGCAATAGTGTTGCAAATACGCTTGTGGGAGATGAGATTTTCATCTCAGGTGAAGGCTTTCAGGATGATGCCTCCGGTACATATACCAGCACGCCTAATGCCCTCATTGAACGGCCTGATCATATTATCAAGCATTTTCTCTCTATATATATAAACTGGGCCCTTGCAGATTTCTACACTGATGCCGCCACACAATTCGCCGCAAAGGGCTATAAATTTTCAGTTGTAATCAATGATTATAAAAAACTCAAAGAGTGGCTCTCATACATGGCTTTTCAATGTCGTTGCTATTTCCGTTTTGCATCGGGAGAAGCTCAGCTCCTCTATCGGCCGGACTCGATTTCATCTGATAAGACCATCACAGCCGCCATGATCCGCATGAATGAAAACGGCAAAACAACAATGAAGATGCGACGCAGCCGTCTTGATGAGGTAATCAATAAGGTCAGTTTGCTTTATTATAGGGACTGGACGAAATCAGGTGATGGCGCATACCAGAAGATTGTGAAGACCTCCAATGCCGCCTCTATTACCCGCTATGGCGAAAAAGAAAAACCTGATCAGTTTATGTTCAATTTTGTCACCGATGACACGATGGCCGGGGATCTCCGTGATTTCTATCTTGCCCGTTATAAGGACCGTAAAAAGCTTGTAGAAGCCGATATTTTTCTCGATAATTCTGAACTTGAATTTGCAGATGGTATCACGATTACACCGCTCACAAGTCTTCTCTGCGAACTTCAAAAAGTGAATATCTATCCGGGAAGCGGACAGACCATGAGAAACGACAGGATCACAATTACAGGGAGGGAATACTGATATGGAGAATATTTATCTCGACATTATCCGCCGCGCAAATGATACAGCATATCTATACGGCGATCTCATAGCACCGGTAGGTGGAAATGACCATGTCTATAAATGCACCATGCCCGGGACCTCCGGATCATCTCCGCCGACCTTTAATACCGGCGAAGGCTCGACGACAGATGATGGGGCAGTTGTCTGGACAGAGTACAACCCCTCCGGTATATCTTATTCTACAGCACTGCAATTCATCCATGGCCCCCGATATGGCGATTATAAGAGAAAAAAGCAATATATCCAGCCCATTGATTATTCGGACGGCGACGACATCTATATATATGATAAGGGTCTTTCAGCCCGTAATACCCGGGAGATTACCTTCCAGCGGATGATAACAGCAGATCTCACAAGGCTCCTTGAATTTATCGAAATTGTCCGGGGAGCTAAATTCGCCTTTAACTTTTATGATGAAAACGGTACAGAGCATAAAGCACTTCTTATCAACCCGGATGATATCACATCCGCACCGGTTGCATATGGCATGGAAGGAGAGATCACACTGGAATTATTATTTATGTAATATAAAACGGATAGTAATCCAGGGGATTTACCCCTCCCTTTTAACCATTCTGTTTTATATGTTGTCTATTGATAATAAAGAGAAAATAGCCTTTTAATGTCTACCTCAATCAATATTATCAAGCAAAACCCATTTACTTCTAATCCGTAGGTTACAAGTTCGAGTCTTGTCAGGCGCGCTTATTTTATTGGGTTTGCGGGTTTTAATGATTTTTTTCGTTGTCCCCCGTTGTCTACTTTTTGAAGAGCTTTCATGAGGATATCGGATGCAATCTTTTTCTGATCAAGGGAGATATGGGTATAGAATTCAGTGGTTTTTATATCTGTATGCCCGAGCATTTCCTGTATGGTCCGGATATTAATACCTTTTTCAAGGAGATGTGTGGCAAAGGAATGGCGGAGCAGGTGGGGATAGATTCTTCTTTTGATTCCTGCTCTTTGTGCAATACGATTTAATGCCTTTGATACCCAGTATATTGGCGCATTATTCTTTTTGTTGAGAAAGACATAACCTTCTGTTTTTTTTGGTTTTATTGCATCTAAAAACGCTAATACGAGAAATGGGATATATTCAATACGCTCTTTGCCGCCTTTGCCATGGATAATTGCGAAATTATCCTGATTGATATCTTCCCATTTCAAAAGGCTGGCTTCTTTTCTACGAAGCCCCACAAGATAGAGAAGTCCGAAAAAGGCACGATATATCGGTTCAGCATGCTTGAGGATCGCTAAGCAATCTTTAAAGGATAATACAATTGGAATCGGGCGATTATAGCCAAGTCTTTCAATTTCAATTTTGGGTACCTCAATCTTTGCCCTTCTGCGGCACCATTTCATGAAACCCGAGAGCCAGGAAAGCTCTTTATTGATGGTCCTATTTGTAACTCCTTCATCTTTGCGTGTTCTTTTATATAAATCAATATGACCATCAGTAATGTGCCGGGCGTAGACATTTTTAAAAATGTGGAAGATATGCCTGCCGGTGAGCTCGACATCATCATAGGTTCGGGGTGCTTTATTGAGCTGGATCCACATAAGATAATGTGGCCAGAGCTGTTCTATTGTCTGGCCGATGATTTCAGCAGGATTCTCTGAATTTTCATTTGCACCGGATTTGATCCATACTTCATAATGACGGGCTTCTTTTTCTGTTTTGATATTCGCAGGGAGTGGATATCTTACCCGCTTGCCTGATTTCCCTTCCGGGTAATAATCTATATACCAGATACTTTTGCGTTGGAAGACGGCCATGGGTTAAATGAGCGGAGAGCTAAAGGCAGGGAGCAAAGAGTAGAAAATAAGAAGATCAACCATTGGTATCTTCTTTTATTTTTTTATCTTCCATCCATTCTTGTTTCCACTTTAAATAATCTTCTTTTGTTTTAACCCAATTTGGTAATTCTCCCTTTTTGGATTCAATCTTTTTATCTGGCCCAGGAGTCTTTATATTTTCTTCTTCCAGTATAATTGTCTTTATATTATCTTTTAGAGTTGCGGTTTCAATCAATAAGGAAATCTTTATAATCTCATTTTTTATTTCAGATATAATAAGGCGGATTTTATATACAAAATATGGCATTAATATTGCGAGAATACCTAAGATTACCAAAAATATAATTGCCATAAAAAGAATAATTCCTGTTATTGCTACCATGATATCTTTCCTATAAAGATTTTATTTTATTATGCTCCTCATTAAGCCATAAACGGATAGATTCTACCATATATTTATATGGACCACCTGGCAAGTTTTCTCTGTTAATGCTCCATCCGTCTCCCTTTAATTCTTCAAATTCGATACAGTAAAAAGAAGATTGATTTATTGAAAAATAGACAATTGTATCTTTAATGGGTATTAAAGCCTCGAGATAATCATATTCCCATGATTCACCTATTAAAAAATAGTATTCATCATTATTTTCAGCAAGTCCGAATTGGTAGCCACCAATATTTTTTTGTCCTTTCCCAATCTCACGGGTTGTTGTAACAATTGTTCCTTCAGGTATATATTGTTCTACGGGTTTTTCAAATGAGATACCAGTTGATTTATGATATTCGTCATCGATCCATTTTAATACAGCATCACGCATATATTGATATATTTTTGGGAATGTACTTTTATTTGTTTGTGGATTATAAAAGCCCCAGATAGTATTAATTTGAAATGATGTATCTCCATCTTTAAGGGTTATGGTTGCATGAATAGTTTTGCCATCACTGGTACCAGCTAAATAAAGATATTTAACTTTTTTCTGTGCGGATATTGTTTCGATACTTCCTATTGATAAAGGTTCTTTGATTTTCTTTTTTGCAGTGATCTTTGTCATATATCGTATACCACGAGCTGCACACCATATAATTTGTTCTTCATAAGGTTTTAATATTTCAGGAATGCCTTTTTGAATCAATATTTGAATAAGATGTTTACAGAGCCGATGCGGATCACTTTTAGAATATCTATAACAATGTAAAAGAAAAAAGGTGCAGGTACAAGTAAGTTCTTCTAAATCAATTTCATATTCAATTGATGGATCAGAAAGGCTCTTAACCAAAATTGACATAAATTACCCGCCCTTCGCTTTGATACCGCGGCCGTTTGGGCTCCGGATTGACCTCAGTATTTTTTTATCCTGTGATGCTTCATGGAAGGCTTTAATATTCATCTTAAGAGCGGTGCTTATTGTTTTGTTCCCCGATTGTAGAATGTCCACGACAGCGGAGAGCACGCCTTTAATATCCGGGTCATTGGGGCTCATACAGGCATTGCAAACCTTTTTACAAATAGGGTCAGCCTGACATGAATTTGGGGCATATTTTGCATTTGATTCTTTTATTCTATCTATATGGTTATTTTCAAAATCTGATAATGAGGCCTCTAAAGCATTAGCAATTAATACCAAATTATGGCTTGTGGGAGATTCTACTCCTCTTTCCCATCGGCTTACAGTATTTTTATGAATTCCGATAAGGTCGGCAAGCCTTTGTTGATTTATTTTTTTATTCTTCCGTAACTGTTTAATATTAAAAGGGATATTATTATTCATAAATAAAATAACCGTATTAGTTGATTTTTTACTTGACAAAAATAACCGTATTCGTTTATTATTTCCTTAATGGAAAACTTTGGAAGGAAATCACGGAAAAAGGGAATAAAGAAAATAGGGTCCAAGGGGCCAAGGGTCCAAGGGGCCAAGTATGGGGGGTTAAATTCTCTGCCCTCTGCCCTCTGCTCTCTGCTATTCAATAAAGCCCCCGTAGTAGTGAAACGATTCTTTCCTTCCAAAGTAGATTCTTTCATGAGGCGGGGGTTTTTGTCAACTGTTTTCATTATCTCAATCTTATCATGGGGAATATTAAAAACAATTATAATAATATTAGGGGGTTATAATGACTAATAATCAAACAAAATCTGGAATTTGTAATTTGGTCATTGTCTTCCGTTTGGTTATTGTAATTTGGTTATTGGTAATTCACCGGGGGGATTATAATGCAAAGTTATGAGGCATTACAGAAGGCGATAGCCGGCCATACAGCGGATCATGCAAAGCGGCTTGGACTTTCGACAATCCTGCTCAATAAGTGGCAGGAGCCGCATGTGGATTATACGGATAGCGGGGCATATAACCCCCTGGACCGGATCGAGGCAATTATAGAAAAAAGTCTTGAGCTCGGGATCCCGCCGGATGATGCATTTGCACCTATCTATTTTCTATCACAGCAATTCAATCTGATAACCATCCATATACCGGAAGAAATCAAAGAAGGGCAGAAGGAGATTTATATGGAGCTCTCCAAATGCATAAAGGAGTTTTCCGATATGACAGGAGAGGTATCGAAGGCACTGGAAGATGGCCGGATTGACAAACTTGAATATAAGAGGATTGAGAAGGAGACATGGGAACTCGTACAGCAGGCAATATCGTTTTTATATAAGGCCCAGGAGTCGGTGAAATGAGCGGAGAACAGAGAGCAAGGGGCATGGGGCATGGAGTAAAGGGCAAAGGACCAAGAGTGGGGGCGGTATATACAAGGATCATTGATGTGGTGAATGATGCAGTGGATTGCAGGCATTTCTACATAGGCAATAGGCTTACTAATTATTTAGAGATTATGCAGACATCGGTGAAGGAGATCCTCGATATGATAGAGGATGGGAGCCTGAGGAGAGCAAAGAGCGAGGAGCGGAGAGCAGAGGGCAAGAGGCATGGAGCAGCATGACGCTGGATAAGGAAGATATACAGGCAATTGTAGAGGGAGTGGTGGAGCAGTTACGAGCGGAGAGCGAGGAGCGGAGAGCAGAGGGTAAAGAGCAGGGGAATGAAAAGGATGGGAGAAGGCCATTTAACCCTATCAAATTTAATAAGGCTAAACTCGAGTTGGATAAGGGGAATAAGAGGGAAATGGATGAATACCTCTTTAAATATCGTCTGCCGGATTATCTGCCGAATGAAGCGAAGAACGGGGAGCGGAGAGCATGAGTCAAAAGCAGGCTAAATTGATACGTAAGGCTTTTAAGGTATGTCCATTGCTGGCTGCTATGTATGGGAAATTGCTGGGGGAGGGATATCGGGGCATAGAGCATAGAGCTAAGAGCAGAGAGCTTAGAGTAGTAAATGGGAAGAAGATAACCCGAGGGCCCATCACAATAATTACTACCGGGAAACGTCAAGTCTATCAGAAGGCAAAGGTTTTACTTTATGAAAAAGTTTAACCCTTTTATAGTAATAAACATAGTTTTTGTAGTGATTATCATTGCCTTAGCATTATACGTTTGTTTTGGTGTTGGCAGGTGGTATGAAAGGAAACAAATATGGGCCAATAAAGTTCTGTTTGAAAATTCTATTAATGAAAGATTGATTAAAGCAATTATCCATGTTGAATCGAGTGGCAATCCAAAGGCGGTAAGTAAAAAGGGCGCTTATGGGTTGATGCAGGTCCGATGGGCAGTATGGCACATAGAACTTAAGAAGGCAGGGATCATCAAGACAAAGCAATGCTTATTCAATCCAGAGAAGAATGTGAAGGCAGGGGAATATATTCTTGCGAAATATTATAAGCAAACAGGAGATATTGAGAAGGCGCTTATAAAGTATAGCGGTGGCGCCAGGGGATATATAAAGAAGGTTATGGAGGCGAAAAAGGAAAGTGAAAACAAAAATCCTTAATCTTGGTAAGTGCCTTTTTTCTATCATCGGAGTGTTCCTTATGGGGTTTTTTATTGTAGCTGTATTCTCTTGTGAATCAGAACGGACATTACGGCAATCTAAGCATGGAATAATATATGCCTATGGTGAAAGTTGCAGTGAAATCCCATTAAAAATCAGAAAGCAGACATGGAACAGACCCCTAACTCTTGACTATAAAACAATTACCAAAACATTGGGGATAGAATGTTATATCCTCCCCTCCGAAATACAATCTGGAATAAAACAAGTTCTCGGGGTATATGATGCGGATTTTGAGATAATCATCCTTTTTAAGGCAACAGATGGGGTTTTTTTGCATGAGCTTGCCCATGTATATACAAAACGTTTATATGGTGATTTAGGACATAATAAAGAATTCTGTTGGATACTGGATTGGCTTTATAGGGAATATGTGCCCGAGGAGGCAAGATAATGAATAACCAATTATCAAATAACAATCATCAAATAAAGAACAAAATAAAAATCAATATATGGTACAGGCTGGCTATCGGGATTAAGGATATGTCAACAGGGCGACTGGCGGATATTGTTAGGAATCTCGTCATTGCTGCTGCAGTATTTTTGATTTTTGCCGCAATCATGATCGTAAAAAGGGGATGAA